TGCGCGGCCTGGCGGACGGGCCGGAAAATGACCAGGCGAAAGGTTGACGGAAAAGTATATTCAAAGGGGGATAGCGGCTGCACCCGCGACAAGGCCGAAAACGGCCTTCCCCCTGCCCTTTGACGGAACTTTGACGGGAAGGGAATAAAATGGACTGGACATACGACCCCGAAACAAAAAGCTATCATCATTCATCGGTAACGGTCGATGAAATTAAAAAGGCACATGAGAATGAGCAACGCGTCCTGGCGTCCGAAAATGCACGACGCAATAGTTTGACCATTAAGCGGCTCAAATGTAAAAGAGACCGTTTAAGGTGTGTTTCCTGTGAAGGTATGGCGGCGGTTAAAAACATGCTGGAAATACAGAGGATAAATGCTGAAATTAAATATTTGATAGAATTAGGCGTCAACACCGGAATACCAGATAAAAAAGTACATTCGGGACCATATACCGAAAACGATCTTCTTGACATAATCTATACAAGCGACGGCGATAGCAAGCCACACCCCAGGGTGTTCAAGCAAAAACTTAATGCCTTTTTAATTTCGCATGAAAATTCACAAAAAGGTAGTATCATTAAAACAGCGCAAGGATTTTACATTAACAAGCGTCGAAACCTTTTCCCGTTTTTTAAAAAAGAAAAAACCGGAAAGCCGAAAAAAGAACGGCCATCGTTGGCGCGCCGGATTACTGACCCTTATTAGCAAACAAACGCCCTGTAAACCCGCCTTTTAGCTGCATAAATCCTGCATAAATAATTTTGTTTTTCCCTATGCGATGTAAAACAATCCGTGCGTAAGCTACATACAAAATTAATTCTATTTCGTATGTTTTAAGGCGAATAAGGCGGTAATTAACGTCATCTGAAAGGAAAAATATGGACAGGCTACTTACACCTTTAGAGGCGAAAGACATTCTCCGCGTCGGGACAAATCAGGTCTATGCCATATTTGACCGGCCCGATTTTCCGACTATCAAGCTGGGAAAATCTCGGCTTTTCGTCAAGGAGTCCGCGCTCATGGCCTGGCTCGACAATCGGGAAAATAAACGGATCAAGGCGCTTGAATACCTACAAATTCTCGTTGATATAAACAAGAACTCTCTTACCAAGGGCGAGGGAATCACAGAGGAAGCAGCCGAGTTGATAGACCTCGACGATGTTGCCCGTTGGTTGGCTTGCATCCAGGCCGGAGAGATCACCAGGGAACAGGTCGTCGAGAAGATTATTCAAAATATGGCTTGGCATAATCTGAACAAACAGCGGTAGAAGTGAAGGGCTACGCATGACCCGCGCATATTTCAACGCATCCGGTCTGGAGGTTCGCAAGGTGGCGGACGGTGTGCCGGTTCTTGTGGGGTACGCTGTTCGCTGGGATAAGTTATCCGTAAGAATCGCGGGTACATTCCGGGAAAAAGTACAGCGCGGCGCATTTACAAAAAGCCTCAAAGAGAATGACATCCGGGCTTTATGGAACCACGATTCCAGCGCCGTACTTGGATCGACGGCGGCCGGGACCATGCGGGCGAAGGAAGATTCCCAGGGGTTGCATTTCGAGATTGATTTGCCCGATACTTCCTGGGGCCGCGATGCGGCGGTCTCCGTTTCTCGCGGCGATGTCACCGGCGTTTCGTTTGGGTTCAATGCCCGCGGCCAGGTGTGGGATGAAAGCGATCCCAGAAACATTATCCGCACCCTTACCGATGTTGATCTCAAAGAAATTTCCCCGACGCCTTTCCCAGCATACCCACAGAGCACTATTTCGGCGCGGTCAATATCTGATGATTATACCGATTATCTAAAGTCAATAAACCAGAATTCAAATAGCGGGGCGTTGATTTTGTGCCGCCGCCGCAAATTAAATCTTTTATGAAAGGATCTCACTATGAAAAACCTCGCAAAGCTTCGCCGGGAACTCACCGCACGGAAAGAGGAAGCCCGCGCAATACTCGACGTACAGGAAACCCGCGCCGACCACTCGCTCACAGCCGAAGAGGACACGCGGTTCAAGGCGCTGGAAACCGAAGTTTCAAACCGATCCACGGAAATCGAGCGCGAACAACGTTTTCAGGACGCCGAAGCGAAAACGGCCAGGGCTCCGGGTGCCGAATCCGTTGTGGATGAAACCCGCGAGTTCGGCGAGTTCCTCCAGGAGGCCCGCTTTAACCCCGGCAACTCCTCGCTTGAGCGGCGCGATGTGACGATGGGCGACGGCCCGAGCGCCGGTTTCATGGTGCCGGAAAAGTACGACACAGCAATTCGTGAAGTGACCCCGCAGGAAGCAATATTCCGGCCCCGCTGCACAGTCATTCCGGGGGGCGACGCGCCCGACGCTGCAATCAATTTGCTCACGGCGGACCAGTCCGGTACCCGTGGTGTCTATAACGGGGTAACTGTTTCATGGGTGGCCGAAACCGGCACCCGGCAGGATGGCGGCGACCCTAAGCTCATAAACGTCAAGCTGGAACCGAAAGAGGTTTCCGCATACATCGACGTTTCCGACAAGCTTTTCCGCAATGCCCCTGCCGTCGGCGGCTGGGTTACAAATCTGCTGAAAGGCGCAATCACCGGGTGCGAAGAAGACGCCTTCTTCACCGGTTCGGGTGTGGGCAAGCCCAAGGGTATCGTCGGCCATGGATGCGTGAAAACGATTTCCAGGGGCACAGTCAACACCTTCAAATGGAGCGATGCGGTCAAGTTTGCCGGCGCGTTCAAGTTCGGCAAGAGCGCCGTCTGGATTGTCAATCAGACCGTTTTGCCTCAGATGATGGTCATGGAGGACACGAACGGAAACGCCCTTTGGATGCCAAATGCCGCTGTAGGTATTGGCGGCGTGTTTATGGGCTTCCCGGTTCTCATCAACGACCTGGCACCCGCGCTCGGGACCGAGGGCGACGTGATGTTGGCCGATCTCAGCTATTATCTCATCAAGGACGGCTCACCGCTGGCAATCTTCATTGATCCGTATACGCAGAAGGTCAACGGCATAACCCGTATTTACGCCTTCTGGAACGTGGACGGCCAGCCGCAGCTCACCACACCCATCAAGATGCGCGGCTCCAGCGAAACCGTGTCGCCGTTTGTGATCCTGAAGTAATATTTTTTCCGGGAGGTTCTGCATATTCCCTCCCGGCCTCCGCCCCGCCGGTTTTTGTTGTGGATTTCCGGCGGGGTATTGACAATATCGAAATTTACCGCGTTCCGCTTTAACGCGGCACTCTTGACAGAGTGATAAAGACGGCGGGCGGTTTTTTTTGGGTTCCGCCTGAAGTCGAAGCGGCCAGGGCCTCGCGCCTTGTGACAAAACCTTCAACGCCTGGCGGGTTTCTTTTAAAGGTGGAGTTTCCCGCCGGGCTGCGAGGGCTCACATTTTTACAGGAGGTTAAAAATGAAAAAGGCGAATTTTACGACTTCGCCCTACGTCACGCTGGGCGCTCGCTGATTTTGAAAATGGGCGCGGGGCAGTAGTTCTCCTCGCGTCAAGTCGTCCTGTCATAATTCAGCAGGGCGCCTCCTTAGCCGGGGTGTTTGTATCTTCGCACCCCGGCTTTCTTAAACGTCAACAAGGAAAAAACCATGGAATACATAATTTTGCGGGTATCTAATCGGGAACTTTGTCCGCCTGCGAACGCTCCGGCAGATGCGAAATCAACATTCACGGATGTCGATTTGGCAAAGGCCCGTGCCGCGGCGGTTACGGCTCAGATGGGCGTGGACTACGGCGTGTATTCGCTCGCGGCGGTGGGTTCATACGACTACCAAGAGCCGGCTGATCCTGTTTGGGTTCCGGCGTAGTAAATATTCCCGCTCGAAAGGGCGGGTTTTTATTTGTCAAGATTAAATTATAAAAAACAATATCAAAGAGGTTTGATTATGCCGGAACCCGAAACAGAATTAAAGCAACGACACAAGGCGGCGCGCCTTGATAGGAACGTAACCGCTGCGCGTTTAAAAATTGCCCCTTCAACACTGGGCGCTAAATTCAATGGATTTTGTGCTTGGCGCCCTGGTGAACGTGAAGCGGTTGTCAAGATCATTGAACAGGCCGAGCAGATAAAAAAAGCTATTGAGGAATCCGACGTCGATGGAAAGTGGTGGGACAAATGACCGAAAACTTTACACCCGACAAAATCCCGCCCCAGGCCGTCGAGGTCGAGCAGGCAATATTGGCAAGTTTCCTTAATGTCTGCGATGGCAAGAAAGTTTTTGAGCGATACAAGGAAAAAATTGCAGCCGAACTCTTTTACGATTCGTTCAATCAAAAACTATTTCGGATAATGCTGGGCCTTAATACCAATGATGAAATTACTCTTTCCGCCGAATTTCAAGAGCAGGGGGAAAAAGCAAAAATAAACGCCTTGACCAATGATATAGCTTCGAGCATAGTTCTCGATGATCGAATAGATATACTTCTGGACAGGGCAAAGCGCCGGCAACGCATCGCAGAAGCGGAAACCATTATTTCGGATTGCCGTAATTTACAAATTGCCATGCCAGCGGAAAAAAAAGCCTTTTGGTTTCCCGCGGAAAGCCGTGTTCTGATAACCCGGATGCTCACCACGGAACCGGAACCCTTTAATTTCGTGGTGTCGGGCTTGTTGCCAAAAGGTGTATGCGGTTTCCTCTATGGTGAAGGCGGCTCTTATAAATCCCTTGCGGCCTTATGGCTGGGTATTCAGCGCGCGGCCGGGTTTGTGGCAAATAGTAAATGGCTTGATCGGTTTGAGATTGCCGGCGCCGGGCGCTCCATGTTTTGCAGCGTCGAGGACCAGCAGATCGACATTCATCACCGTATCAAGGCAATTGTTGATAGGTTTGCCGAAATGCGAACGGACGTTTCCAGGGAATCAATCGTTGACGCGATTTCTGAGAACTTCCATGTATTTCCGCGTGAACGCTGGATGATGGACGGCGCCGAACATATTATAGATGCGAACGGAAAACCCACCTTAAAAATTGACCTCGTTTCGCAGTAT